ACGGTCTACCCTCCCAAGCGGTGCGCTTTTGATGGCGGCGGTCATCCTCTGTCGGTCAAGTCCTTGCAGCGCAGCGGGCAGCACTACGCGAGCCGCCGCCACAGGCAGCACCGAGCCAGAAAGGCTGCGGCAGTTGTCCGGCGTTGCGCGCCATATTGCCAATGCCGGCGAAACGGTGACATTTTGTCACCATTTTGTTGGCATTTCCGAGATGGTATGTTTTCGTGAGGTCACGAAAACGTCCGTGTGCGTATGTAGTGCTTGCCATGATATACTCCTTTCAGCGAGAAATAAGCGGGATAGCCCAGAATGGGAAGAAAATGCACCAGTATAAAAACCGGGTTTTGAGGGGAACTGCAAGATTTTCTTTTCCAATAGATTTGCAATCGCTTCTCCAGATAAAGAAGAAAGGCGTAAAAAGCAAAAGCTGTGCAAAAACAGCAACAATTTCTGCAACAAAAAATGTTTTTGGATTCACGGCGCGCTCCTTACTGCTTTTGTAGTGCTGCTCTTGCCCGGTCAAAGAAAAACTGAACGGCCTTGCTCATGGTCTCTTCGGTGATTGCCCACGAGACCAGCTTGCCCCACCGGCTGTTGTTCAAATAGTGGCGCAGCATCTTGACGCACCACGCCTTGCGCTCTGCGCCGCGCTTGGTGCCCTGAATTTCACGCTCTGCTTGGTCGATGAGGTCAAGCACCAGCGTCTTGACCGCTGCGCCGTAGCCCAGTCGGATAAGCCCAAGCATAAGCGACACAGTGCCCATAACGATGAGCACAAGCGCCAGCCACGAGGGCAGCGGGGTGAGAATGGTGTTAAGAATGGTTTCCATGTGTTACTCTCCTCTCTCTTTTTCGAGGTCTGCAATGCGGTGGTTTACCACCTTGATTTGCTCTTCCAGCACCGGCACGCGCTGGGCAAAGTTGTTGTGCGCCCGGACTTCCCGGGTCAGCTCTTCCAGCTTTGTTTCGGTCACAGCCTGCTGCTTGTCCAGCTTGGCGTCCATACTCTGGGCGGTGCGGTTGTTTGAGACGATCACGCCGATCAGGCTCAGACCGCCGGTGATGATTGCCACAATGATTGCTTCGCTCATGCGCCCTCCCGGAGCCGGTCCAGCCCTTTTTTTGCGATAATGGCGGCGTAGTCCTTGTAAGCGTGGGAAAGGTCTGCGTTGCCCTTGATGCCCGGCACGCTGGCGGTGCTGGTGTACTGCCACATCCCAAAGGCAAAGTCTGTCTTGGGCTTGTTCTCCGGCTTGGTCTTGCTCTTGTCTTTGGGATATTTTGCCAGCCATACATCGTACTTGCGCAGCGCAGCGCCGGTCATGTACAGGTTTGTTTCGCCGAAGTAAAGTCCTGTGTATAGCATGGCGTAGAAGCCCCAGCGCTTAACAGTGCCCAACGCATGAGCGGCAATGTCGGTCAGGGTCTGCTTGTCGAGCGGTGCTTGCACATAGTTGTCCTCGATGTCAACCGCCACCGGCAGCTGCACTGTCTTGCCGGTCAGCACCTTGCGCAGCAGGGCAAGTTCTACGTCAGCCTCTGCCGTGTTGACTGCCTTGCAGTAGTAGTACACGCCGCAGGGGATACCAAGCCGCTTGCACTCGCGATAGTTGCGGGCAAAATAGGGGTCAATGTACGGCTTACTGGGCTTGTCTTCCGCGCTGTTGCCCAGCGCCCGCAGCATCACGCCAGAGACAAGGCCGTTTGCCTTGACCTTGTCCCAATCGATGATGCCCTGCCAGCGGGAAACGTCCATAATGGGGAGCATAATATCAGTCCTTTCTTTTTATGTGGGTGGATGGTCAGCTAAAGCTTCCTTTAGTTACTTATTTAACGCCATTTTTAAAAGTACATATCATAGTTCGCCAAGTGCAATCAATAAATTTTACTCATCAACACATTAACACTCTTACCATAAAGTGCAGGGTCATTGTTATACACAGCGACGCCATTTACTTGCGTTTCGACATACAGTGCAGTAGCATTAGTACTGTTTGTCACATTAGTGCCAATTCTTCCACTTTCGTACCCGACTTTAATCGCAAGAACTGTTGTATTAGCTGCGTTAAATCCAGGAGGATAAGGAGACACTTCGCTAAAACCTGTATCAGCGCTTAACGTTATAGTGGTGTATTCTGTTTGTCTAATAATTCCTAGTTTGTCCTTAAACTTAAAATAAAAGTTGTCATCAAAGTATGCAATTAGTCCAGCATCAGTTCCAGCGTTATTAACATTTACTCCGTTTAATGCGCGTAGCGTTTTGCCATCGATGTCATAGTATATACTATTAACAAATTTCTTATCATCACTTAGCCGTTTACTGTCAGCATTTATTAACTTAATTGCATCAATGCTCACTTCACTTCTTGTAACGTTAAGGTTATTTTTGAAAACATAAGCTTGCAACTGTTCAAGCGTTTTCCCACTAAATGCGTTGTTTTCATAAGTAATGTGCGCAGTTCCACCAGCTTTCATTTCGCCAACAAAATCAACTAAGCTATTATTTTTAATAGTAGCATCCCAAATGTAAATTTTGTTGTTAGTAATGTTGATGTTAGACTTTGTATAGTTCGATGTGGACACGCCGTTAAACTGTAGAAACGTGAAATAAGTGTAAGTGATATTCTTGTAGTTATGAATGCTAATTGCATTATTGTTAATATGGGTATCGATGTATCTTGTCTCAGTGGCATTCGCAAGATCATAAATGCAAAGTTTTCTGATGCACTCAATCCAGCAGTTTTCAAGATTAAATTTGTTGGTAGCGTTATTGAACTTAATAAAGGTATTCAAGTTCCACACATTGCCGCCGTTAAATGACAAAATACTGCCGTTACTCTCTACAAGAATACCGTTGCGATTCGCAGGTAATTCTGCTACATTCGACCCACCTTCAATTGTGCAGTTGTTAAAGAATAGGATACCAGAATAGTCTGTAATATGAATCTGGTATTGATTTTCACCGCCATCGGAAACATGAAAGTTAGTGAAGTAGCAGTTCCAGCAGTTTCTAAATGTGATAAGGGCGTTTAAGTTAGAGTGTGACCCTTTAATCCAGAAGTCACGCATGATGATAGCAAATAATTTTGTATCACCATCACCGATTTCAATGGACGCATTCGGGCCATCACAGAAGATGCAAGCAAGGTCTATATTGATACCTGTAATTTTTATTTGTTGGATAACGACCTGAACTTTCTGGGTAACGCGATATTTTCCTGTCAAGAAAAGGTTCGTATATCCATGTTCTTTCATGTATTTGAATGTACTTTTAATGGCGTTTGTGTCATCGGTTACACCGTTACCAATTGCACCAAACATTTCCGGCGTTACATAATCATTTTTGATATACGGCAAAAACTTAGAGTTGATTTTCTCCTTCGTAATCGCCCCATCCTGCACCGTCGTGGTCGCTTCCGGGTGCTCCGTCAACCACGCCTTGATGCTGGTGTCAATCACCTCATCCTTGAGGTTGAGCCCGCCCTCATTAAGCACGTCAATGCGCTTGCGCTCGACATCGAGGTCGGTTTTGTCTGCTTTTTTGTTGTCAAGCGCTGTTTCTGCACTGGTTGCGCGAGATTTTTCGGTTTTGATCGCGTTTCCCGCGGCTTTCGCATCCGCAGCCTTGCCGGAGAGGGAGAGGGTGGGGTCGATGGCTTTCTGGATGTTTTCGCCCGCCGTGTTGGCAAACTGCTCCACATACTCGCCCATCTGGGCGATATCCTCGCGCACCTCGGATGCCATGACGGCTTTGCGGATGCCGTCAATTACTTCTTTAAACGGTTTCATCGTCTGCCTCCATCGTTTGCAGCGCATAAGACTGCACATCAGATGCGTACTCCTTGAGCGTGCGGCTCAGGTCATACGCGGTGGTTGCTTTTCGGGCGCTGAGCGCCTGCAGGTCGGATATGCTGGAAAACTTCTTACCGAAGGTAAACTCCTTCTTTGCGGGCTTGTCCAGCGGCTCTACGAGCTTGTTGCAGTTGAGCCACACATCCACGCCATGGGGCGCGGAAATAATGTGGGTCAACTTACCGAAAGCGATCCTGTCCACGTCCACGCCCGCGTCCTTCAGGTCTACGGCTTTCACCGTGATGCCGTCCGCAAGGCGCAGATGCTTGCCAAGCTCTGTGTCTGCTGCGTCCTGCAGGGACTGCTGTGTGTTGGCCGTGCCGTCCATCACCAGATACCGGGTGATGATGCCGTAAAGCTTCTGGGCGGTTTCATCGTTGGCATTGGCGGTCAGGGTGTCGGTGGTCTCCCAAATAAACCATCCGCTTTTTTTCTTTCCGATGGCGATCACCCGGGTGACGATGTCCTCGGCCTTGACGTAGCTGGTCAGGTCAAGCAAGTTCGTGCCGAAGGTAATGCCCTGCGCGTTTCGTTCGGTCGCGTCCTGTACATAGTCCAGATAGCGTGCACCCATATAAAACCCCGGGTGAAGAGGATAAGGAATCGTTTCGTGCCGGGTTGCCGGATAGCCGCCGTACACGTCCACAAGCTCGCTTTGCAGGATGTCCCACGTTTTGCCGTAGTTCTTTCCGTCGCCGAACTCGTGCAGCTCCTCCACAAGCTGCGGGGTGTAGTCTGCGGACTTTTCCCCGTTGACGTACACGCTGACCGTGCCGTCTTTTTCCGTTTTGATGCTGTATGTTTTGGATTCGGTGTCTTTTTTGGTCACTTTAATGGTGCCATCAAAATTATAGGTCTCTATTGGCGTAGTGATGGATGGGGTAACAACGGTCTGCTCTGCATCGTAGGTCTTGCTGCCCTGAGAGACTGCGTTTCTGCGGAGGGTAAACTGGTTGTCTCCTGTGCGCCAGATGAGATAGTCTTCTCCGGTCTTGATCTCGTTTAGTGTCCAGCTCTTTTCCGGCGGGGTCTGCACTTCCTCGTAGTCGGAGTAGACCGTGGAGAAGTTTTCAATAAGCCGGTTTCCGTTCTGGGCGTACAGCCCCCATTCCTGGAGGTAGTCTCCGTCTGGATCCGGGCTGCTGGCCTTGTCGTCCAGCTTCATATAGCACTTTTCGGCTACCGGCACATACCGCTTTTGCCCCTCCACCGTGACGTTTCCGATACGGAAGCTCTTATAGCTGTCGGTCAGGCTGGTGTGATTCTTACAGAGGAAGTCCAGAAACTGCCGGATGGTCACGTCCTTGGCGGTGTAGGGCGGCACATCGGTATCGTTGAGGTAGGCAAGTTCGCCCTCACAGTACACCTTCTGCCGCAGCAGAAAATCCTGATCGTGGTTCATGACCCGGCCTTGCCAGATCTCCTTACCGTCCTGCTCCACGGAAACCACCGTTTTCATCTTTTGCAGGGCGCTGTGCGCCACGTTGCCCAGCGGGATGGTGAATTCCAGACTTCCGGCTTTGCCGAACTCCCGGGTCAGAGTGGGGCTGATCAGCTTTGTAGTATCCAGCGCAGAGCCGGGTGCGTAGATGCAGACCCGGTTTTCCCAGCTGTCCACCGCGTCCTGTGTGCCTGCGTATATCTTGTAGCTCATAGACTTGCCCCCAGATACTTGATGGTGATGCTGCTCGCAGCGGTGGCGGTAAAGGTCATGGTGACGGTTTTACCGTCCGGGATATCCAGCCCCTCCAGATACTGCCACTCGGTCGTTTTGGCAAGGCTGCCCGCATAGGCCTTGTTGACCTGCAACGACACATTTGCAACGCTTTCGCCGCGCTGGAAGTAGACCGCAGCGGTGTGCGGTGCGCCGTAGATGACCACATCCACCGATGTATTTGCAGGAAGTGCAATGCTGCGGTAGTCCCGCAGGATATCTGTTTCAAAGTTGATGTCGTCCCACCTAATATCCTGTGTGCCGTCGTAGACGTTGTACTTGTACGGATTGCAGCTGCCGGTGATGGTGACCGTAGCGGAAAGCCGCCCCGGCACGAATTTGACGTGCCAGAGCCCCTCCCAGTACCACGATGGATCATCGTCAAACACGCATTGCAGCCACTTGCCCTCAAGGGCATTGTGCAGACGGCTTTGCAGTAACTTCCACAGTTTTTTCGGCGCGGTGCAAAGCAGCTCCATGGTGATGGAGCGCTTTTTGTAGTGCACCTTGCCGTCCAGCGAGGTAGTCAGGTTGAGCAACGTGTCAGAGCCGGTGACCTGCACAAGGGTCTCGTCCGGCTCAGGCTCGCCGATGTTCGGGCTGCCCACCTTCATGTACAGCCCCCACGTTGCAAGTGTGTCGTAGTTGCCCAGCTTTGCGCTGTGGATCGCCATTTAAACACCCCTTTCTGCTCGCAGGGTATAAACGCCTATGCTGCTGTCCATGTTGGTGGCAAGGCGCGGCGTGAGCATATCGGCCACCTTCTCGCCGTCCATGACAAGCTGCCCGGTGCCGATGTCCGGCAGATGCTCGTCCAGCATATCGCGGATCTGCTGCAAAATGCCCAGCTGTGCATCCGTGCCGGTGGTCTTTTCCATGTAGCGGTGCTGCATGGCTGCCCGGGTGGAAAACTCGGTCAGGCTGTCGTACACGTCATGCCCGGCAAAGGGGCTTTCGTAGTGGCTTACAGCCTGCCCGCCGCTGCTCTTGCCAAACTTTGCAAACAGTGCAGCGCCCAGCGCCGCCACACCGGCTACAATGGCGATGATCGCGGCAACCTCCGGGTTCGCGATGATCAGGCTGCCAATCTTTGCGATCAGCCCGCCTGCGCCCTGCGCAAGCGTGCCCAGACTGCCCATGCTCCCGGCAAGGTTTGCAATATCTGTGCCCGCGTTAAGGGCAAAGCTGCCCATGCCGGAGCCAATGGTGTTCAGCACACCCATGATCTTGCTGCCGACGTCGGAAACGTTGATGCCAAGCTTCTGGAATACCTGATTCAGCCCGTCTACGCTCGTGGTAACGCCGTCCGCCTCGGCTTTGATGCCGTTGGACAGGATCTCTTTAAAGGCTTTGAACGCCTCGCTCAGACCGCCGCCGGAATACGCCTCATTGATGGCTTCCAGCGCCTTGTTTGCCCAGTCGGACAGTACTTCGCGCTGCTCCTGTGACACCTCGCCCCACATCATGTTGACGATATCCAGCCCAAGCGCTGCCCAGTCCTGATTTTTGAGGTCGGTATACAGGTTCTTGCCAAGCTTGAAGATCCCGCTGTTAAACTGCTGCTGTGCCTTACTCAGGTTCTCTTCAATGCGCTTTTGGGTCGCCTTGATGCTCTTGTCGATGTTCTGCGCGGTCTCTGTCACCTTGTCCTGCACGCCGTCAATGTAGCTGATGACCTTGGTGTAGGTCTGCCGCACGCCGTCCACAATGCGCTCGCCGGTCTCGGTGGCGGTGGTCTTGATGTGCTGGCTTCCGTCCGCGTAGGTTTCCACGGCCTGCTGCGTGGTGGTGGTGATGCCATTGAAGGTCTTTTCTGCAATGGTGGTCAGGGTGCCAAGCAGGGTCTTGGACATATCGGCGTAGACCTTTTTGGTCGTGGTGCTTATCTTGCCGTTCGCGTCCGTGACTTTCTTGGTCACAAGCGTATAGGTGGTAGCAACGCCGTTGACCATCTCTTTACCGGTCTCGGTGGTGGTCTCGGTCACGCGGTCTTTGATGTTGCCCGCTGCGTCCTTGACCTTTTCCTGCAGGGTCTCAACGCTTGTAGTCACAGCGCCCAGCGCGTTCTGTGCAGTGGTGGTGGCGGTGTGCGACACGGACGCTATGACGGTTTCGGTCTTGGATTTGGATTTTGCGCTGGGGCTCTTGCCGGAGGAACTGGAAGGGCTTGTGACGATGGAACTGCCAGATGTTCCGCTTGTTTTAGCGGGCACCCATCCGTCATTTTCGTCCCAGACCATGCCACTATGGTTTTTGTCCCAGTTTTTTCTGCTTTCTTTTTGGATTTTTTTGCTTTCTTGGTCTGAATTGAATGCCTTTTTATAAACGGCATCCCAGTCACCATGGAAAATGCCAATTTCTCCGCTTTTCAAAGCATCAAAAACAGCTTTCAAGCCAACAGCAGCGGATTTGGCCTTGTTTATAACGCTGGTAAGACCTGTTATTTCCCCGATAAGGCCACTCCATCCGTCAAGTTTGTATGCGTCTTGAGCGGCTATAACCATTTCGTTCAGTTTGGAAATAACGCCACCAAGCGCGTTTGTTAGATTTCCAGTCAAAAGTCCTGCCAGCTGGCTGACGTTATCCTTCAGGGTGGATATACGCCCGTTCATGGTCTGGCTCTGGGTGTCCATGGCGTTATAGTAACGCCCGCCCTCCTCGCTGGCGGCTATAAGCGCCTGCGAAAGAAGGTCGTAGCTGATGGTCATCTTCTGGACTTCCTGCACCGATTTGCCGGTGTAGTCTGCCAAAATCTGATAGATATTGATGCCGGCATAGGCAAACTGCTTGATGTCTATCGTTGCAGCCTTGCCCACGTTTGCGATCTGCTGCAGGTTTGCGGCCATGCGGGATAGTTCGGCATTGCCGCCGCCAGTGGCAGAAACGGCATCGCCCAGTGCATTGATGACCTTGCGGGAATACGCAGCATTTTCTCCCGCGCTGATAAGCAACTGGTTTGCCTGCGTCAGGGATGCCACGTCAAACGGGGTGCGGGCTGCATCCTCCTGAATAGCCTGCATGGCTTCCTGCGCGGCCTGTGCGCTGCCCAGCATATTGGTAAAGCCGGTGGTGTACTTTTCTATCTGGGCGTTATAAGAAATGCCCATCTCCACAAAGCCCTTTGCAAGGCCTACCGCTTTTGTTCCAAGCGAGGTAAGCATATTTGCAAGGACAGTCGCTTTTGCGCTGGCTACTGCAAACTGGCTTGCCATGCCTGAAACGCCGCTCCCGGCGGTGTTTGCGCTGCGGTTCAGCGAGTTTGCGGCGCTTTGCGTCTCTTTTCTGGCCTGCTCGATGCTCTGCTCATACTCAGAGGTATCAAGCCCCAAAGTGGCCATCAAATTAAAAATATTCAGGTTTCACCACCTCCGTTCTGCTCTGCGGCTTTTTTACTGTCTGCAAGTGTCTTTTCCCAGCACGCCTGCGCTTCTTCCAGAGTGGTCTCGTGTCGGCGCTGGGATAGCGGCTTGTCGTACTCTGCCATGATTTCGCTGAAGGACTGCTCCACCTGCTGCCCCAGCGATACCGCACAAAGAAAAAGCATATCAGCCGTGTATAGCTGGTATGCTCTTGTGCGGTGGCGTTCGCGCATCTCGCTGATGACGAACCAGACGAAATACTTTATTCCGTAGGCTCGGAGATGCTGGAGGTCGGCTCGGCAGAGGTAGTGCCAAAACTCAGGCCGTTCAAGGCGGCCAGCGATGACAAAAAATCCTGCATATCCTCCTGCATCACGGACTTGGTAAGCGCGGTAAACGCCTTTGGCAGGGTGTCTTTCTCGCCCTTTTCCAGCGTGTATAGCTGGTGCAGGGCGTTCATGGTGCGCTGCGGGTCAAGCTTCATCAGGGGCTTGATAAAGTCCAGTGCAGCCAGCGCAAACTCGCGCGGGGTCAGCTTTTTCTTGCCCTCTGCGGTTTCGGCAGGCTCTGCACCAAGCAGCTTTAGGGCGTTGGAAACGATGGTCTCCCGGGCGGCTTTGGTCTCCGGGTTGTCCACGTTGTCCTTTGCGTCCATGATCATGTGGGTGATGCCGTCCACCGCGTCATACAACTTGGGCAGGGCTTCCACGGGGTCAAGATTGATGGTAAGGATCATATTACTCTGCCTCCTTGACGTAGAACTCCATAGGCACCTTGCTGGTGTCTTTCATGTCGTAGTGCCCCTTCAGGCTCAGATTGAGGTTGCCTTTGCCGTCTTTGGCGGTTTTCAGTTCCAGACCGCCATCGCTTGCGGCTTTCATCAGCTTGACCGCAGCATAGCCGCCGCCGATCAGATTGCCGTGCCACCAGATATCCTGGAAGTCCTCTTCCGTATAGTCCTCGCGCACGGTGATCTTGTTGGTTTCCACGTCCGCAGCGCCCAAGGAAAGCTTGATGGTGTCGGCGCTCACGGTCATGCAGGTGGTAGACAGACCGCAGTCCCAGCTGGTGATGTGCTTCAGCTGGTAGGTGTTCTCGGGCACCTCGTCCAGATCCTCGCCCAGATCAATAGTGTTGGGCTTGCAGCTGACGGTGATGCCGCCGGAAGTCAGGCAGATCATATCCTCTGCGGCAATGGGGGTGGCGCCCGCCGGGTCGAACTTCTTGAGCAGTGCGCCAGCCTGAAACTGCAGTTTTTTGAAAGCATCTGCCGAAATGGCGTGATACATTTTGTTCATGCGTTATCCTTTCTCACACCACAAAGGATGTGACGTCAAAAGTAAGGTATGTGCACAGGTATTTTTCCGGGGGGTTGTCCATAGACTGCGCCCACGGATTGCCTGCGCATAAAAGAATTGCGCCGCCCTCGCACTCGATGGTAAGCCCATCCCCGAGGGCAGCGCGCATCTCATCTGTTTTGCGGATGATGGGCAGCTTGCCGCCGTCCACCGGATACCACAGCCGCGCATGGAAGGTGCTGCTATCGTCAAACCCCTTGGGAATGACAGGCAACACCGTGATATAGGGCAGGGAAGTGCCCTGCGGCACGAAATCCTCCGGGTATACCGGAATATTGAACAGCGTAAAAAAGCTGTTCAGCGCCGTTGTAATGGCTTCTGCTGCGCCCATCAGGAAAGCACCACCTTTTTACACTGCACAACGGCAAGGTTCATGCCGCTTTCGGCGGGCGAAATCTTGTCGCTGCTCGCGGTGGTCACCTCGTAGGTCTGCCCATCGTCCAGCCGCTTGATGCGGTCGAAGGGGGACAGCTTGATGCCCTTATCCACATAGAGGGAGTAGGTGGATGCCGTGCCCTGCTGCTCTGCCTGTTGCGCTTCAATGGTCTGGTCATGGCGTTCTACGGCAAAGAACTCCATGCCGTCCTCCCATGTGGTGGTAGAGCCAAAAAGCCCATCCGAAACCAGTTTTTTTTCCATGAAACAGAACTTTTTTGTAAAATTCTCCATCACGGTAAATTTAGTGAAATCGTTTACAGGCATTACAGTTTCCTCCATTGGTTGATCTCCCGGCGGTAGCGGGTGCAGCCGTCTGCGGGCAGGCCGTCCGTGCCGGTGGCCATGGTTCCGCTCCATCCGTTGAAAGACTGGGAAACATAGCGCCCACCGCCGGGGTCGGCTGCATCGTAGTCAGTGATCTTCTTGGCAAGCGCCACAAAATCAGGAGGGACGCGCATAGGCTGCACCGTGCCGGTGAAGGTTTCCGGGGTAAGGTCTCCGTCTCCCGCCTTGTGCACGCCATCATTGAAAACAGACCCGCACACAAGGAAATACTGCCCGGCGGATACCCCGGCGGGGACAGTATCTGCCGTAAAGGTAAATTCCCCGGCGGTGGGGTCATCGTACCGGTCAAAGAAGTTTCGCGTGTACACGCACAGTTCTGGCACAGTCATGCGGGGTCACCTCCCTTGTAGATTAGACCGATTCGCCCGGGGTGATGGTCTGGACAGAGATGCCGTCCAGATACTCGGCAAACAGGGTCACGCCGGTGATGGCAAAGCTTTCGGACACGGCGGTGGTGTAGTTGCCCTGCGTGTGGAAGCCGATCAGGTTGCTTGCCTCGCCTGCGGTGGTGTACACCAGACCAGCCTTGGCGTAGTCGCTGTCAGAGGGGTCAACGTAGTACATCACGATGTTGTCCACGGGGGTGGCAATGACCTTGCCCTTTGCGATCTCGCCATCGGACAGCAGGAAGATGGTGTTGTAGCCCATGAAGTCCTTGATATACTGGAAGCCGTACTGGTTCTGGATGGTGATGTTTGCGGTGCCCAGATACTCGGCCACGTCCAGAACGTTTGCAAAGCCCACAACGCCGGTGACTGTGCGGTGCATATTCTTGAACTTGTTCTCCACGCTGCCCTTTGCCATCGCCAGAGCCATCTGGAAGGTCTTGGGCGTGCCCTTCAGGCTGCCGGTGTTCAGGTACTTGTAGAACTTGTCGGTGACCTTTGCGGTCAAATCGTACAGGAACTCGTCATCGGTTTTCTGCACGGCAACCTCGTAGCCGTAATTCTGGATAGCCTCAAGGGAGACGGCCTTGGCGTACTTCTCGATGGTGATCTTGCCGTAGTCCTTCTCTTTGACGGTGTACTGGCTGTAGGGGATCTCCTCGCCCTCTGCCACGGTGCCGCTCTGCAGGGTGCCCTGTGCGTACTTGCTCTTCAGCACAGTGCCGGGCTGCATACGGATGGGGCGCATGATGCCCATGATCTCCCGCAGATGATCCCAGTTGCGCTGGAAACGGGTCACGAAGTCGATCTCGCGGGGGTTGACGGTGATCTCGGTGGTGGTAATCAGATTTTCTTTTGCTGCCATAGCTTATTCCTTCCCGCCGCCTGTAAACAGGTCGGCATTTGCTGCAATCGCTGCCTGACGCTCGCCCGCGTCCTTGATTGCAAAAATCTGGTCTTTGGTCATTTTGGAGCCGGTGTTTGCGGGCGGATTGTCCACCGGTGCGCCCTTGGTGGAGGTGCTGCCCACATAGTCGCTCCAATCGGTTTTCAGGCTCTCAGCCAGCTTGTCCGCGTTCTTCACGTTGCCCTTGCTGTCCAGTTCCATCTTGTCGATGTCCTCGCCGGACAGGCGCACGATGCGGTCGAAGTACTTTTCCAGCACACCTGCGGCCTTGAGCTGCTCCCGGAACTTGGATTCCTTTGCGGCTCTGGATTCCTTTGCGGTCTGCTGGGTCTTGTAGTCGGTCAGCGCCTGCTCCGCGGTCTGCTTACCGCTGTTGGCTGCGTCCCGTTCCTTTTCCGCTGCAACGCGGGCGTTTTTCTCGGTATCCAATTCGTCCCGGAGGGCGTCGGTCTCCTCGTGCAAGGCGTCCAGAATGGCTTTTGCCTTGTCATCGTTGGAGGTTTCGGCGTTTTCCAGAATCTTGCGGATATCTGCTCTTTTGAGTGCCATGTGTGTGTCCTTTCTGCCCTTGCTTGGGCTGCCATGCTTGGCAATAAGGTTATTTTGCCGGACGTGCTGCCGGTGTGGTGCCGCTTGCAGGGGTCGAACCTGCAACTACCCGGTTATGAGCCGGGAGCACTGCCAGTTGTGCGAAAACGGCATAAAAAGCGGCTGACGCTGTGCGCCAACCGCTGAGTATTAAATTTACGGTCTTGTTTCCACGCTAGGCAAAATATCCGTGTGGAAATAGAGCTTGTAGTGGTACGGGTCTGTATGCGTGCCCGTGATATCTTCGACCACATACATGGTGTAGTCGTTCAGATAGATGTAATTCTTGCGGTAGGTGTCCGGGCCGATTTTCACCGTGCAGACCAACTCGTTGTTTGAGTTGTTGGAGATGGACATGTAGCCCTCGGCTTCCATGATGATCTTGTCGGTGCGGGCGTTGTAGACGGTGATCTTGCGCTCGCTCTCAAAGTAATCGGCCTGCTTGGAGATGTTGGCATTGGCTTTGTCAGCTTCTGAGCAGCCGCAAAGCAACAGCACCACAAGCACCATGATGGTTACGAAAATCTTCTTCATGTTATGCATCTTTATTTCCTTCCTCTACTGCAATTTCTTGCAGTTCCTTGATATGATCTTCCACCGCCGGGCGCAGGAAGGGGCGGGGAGCCATGCCCCGGGTAAAGTGCCATTTGCCGTTGAAGTCTTGCCAGACCCACGGCGTTTTGCGTCCGTTGCCCTTCTCGGCAAAGATGCCCGTGCCCAACTCCACATCAAAATGTTATCGTAAAGGCTTTTTATCCTTTACCTCTTACAGTTTGCTATCCTGTAAGTTCGGCGTACATTATCATCCTTTGCAGGATGTCGGACACTCTTGGAGGTGTTATTGCTCTCTTATCGCTCAACCTCTACGCTCTACAATGGCTGATGATGATTCAGCTTATCTCGGAATTGCCCATCAATTAAACAGGTCATCTATACTTTCAAAGCCGTTATTGTGGTATCTTTCCAATATTGTCCCATATTCCAACTCAAAAATTTCGCACCATTCTTTAAGTGTTCTTTTTGAGTTGCCAATTTGGATTACAACATTAGATTGCCTATTTCGACTTTGTTCTTCTATCGTGGCCCAACGGCAATTACTCGGTTCATAATTTCCGTTGTTGTCAATTCTGTCTATTGTAAGATTTTCAGAATATCCATTCTCCATTGCCCATGAATAAAAAGCACTAAAGTTATCTTTCCATTCATCACATATCGTTATGCCACGTCCACCCCATCTATAATAGCTTGGGCTGTGAACATTATAGCAGCGGTCTTTCATTCCACGCCATATATGGTATATACGAGTGCCGCTCATTTTGTGACTGTGATGTTTTGTAAGATTGATTTTTTCTTGTGCCTTTTTCATGCAACCGCATGAACGAATAGCGCCACTTTGCAAGCTGTCAGAGCGAACGGCTTTTATGTTCCCACAATCGCACTGACAAACCCAGTATGTCTTTCTGCTATCGGTGTCTTGCAAACCGATAACCGTCAGCATACCGAATTTTTTTCCTGTTAAGTCTTTGATTTTCTTTCTGTCTTTCATTGTTCCGACCTCCTAATGTAATTATATCACATTTTCGAGTTGGGAACAAGAGGGATTTTCCGATATTGCCCGATTTTCGATATGTGTTACCACATAAAGGTGCATGTATGTTTACACAGAATAAGCTAGGTTGCTGCCGATGGTTACGGTCTTTTGTGCCGCAGATACAACGTAGGTAAGGGACGCTTTCAGTGCGCCGCCCACATAGCCCTCGATGCCGGTGCTGTCCGCCGTGCCGGTGGGCACAAGCAACTGGGCATAGTTCTGCACCTTCATGCCCCAGATGGTCAGCACACGCTCCACCCACGCTTCCAGCGCTTCGTGCAGCTGCGGGGTGTTGTCGGTGACTTTGATGTTGTATTCAAATTTCATGGTTTACCGAACTCTCCACGTCTTGGAATTTTTTCTTGCGCGGTAGTAGGTCTTCCCATCAAATGTCACTTCAAGTGCACCCCTGTCCATTGCAGAACCCAAAACGGAAGAAAGTGACTTTGTTTCAGCTGCCTTTTTGTTTGCGGTTGACTTTTTCTGCACATCTTTCATAAAGGAATTGACGTTTTGCCGTTTCTGTGCCGTGTTATCCGCTGCCTTTTGCACCTGATTCTGGTTAAACCTTGCAGGGCCGGAAACATATGGATTTGCAACCTTCGTCTGAGCCTTTAGCTGTTCCGTTGTCAGTTCATGCAATTTATCCAGTGCCGCCGCTTTTTCCTGCTGAGTAAGATTAGACTGTTGGATTTTCTGCACGTTCGCTTCATACTCGCGCTTTGTTGCGTCGCCAGCATCAAACAACGAAAAATCATTCGATCTTCTTACCAGCGTACTATCCAAACTTTTTGCTTCATATGTCCCACCGCCCGCTCTCGCGGAACTGCCCGAACCTCGTTTACTCACGGTAATGTCTCCTTTCGTATTGAAATGGCTTGATTTTGGTTACATTCCAGTCAAATTCTGCCGGGCATTTGCCGTACCACAAGATGCCGCTCGGTTGCAGCACTTCCAGCGCCTTACGGCAGTGCTTAGCAAAGCATTCGGCTTCGTATGGGTCAGACTGTGTGCCGTGGCTCGAAATGCTCACGATGGCGTTTCTGGGCTCTCCGTCAAAACACCAGTCATAGCTTTGCTGGCCGCACCAGCAAAGCGTTGGGATAACGTGAATGCCGTGCGCCTGCCAGTATGCAGCCAGCCAGTGCTTTTTGTAGTGCATGAAAAGCTGCACCGCAAGTGGCATATCACTGTACAAAGAAAAATCCGGCGAACATACCGCACCGAACTGCTGCAAAAGGGGAATGTATTTGTCTGGGTTGTTCCAGAACCGTTCAAACTGGTAATCGTCCTTGTAAAAATGCACGCCTTTTGTGGCCTTGTCTTTGGCGGTCAGCGCATAATTGACCGGGATCCATTCTAGCTTGTCAATGCGGATGTCCGTTTCTGGCTTGATTTCAGGGATGCCATACTTGCCAACGCCCGGAAAAATCATCTTTTCGGTGTTTTCCATCGGCAGAACCACGTTTTATCCCTCCAAGCCTTACTTTTTCTTCTTTCTGGAAACAAATCCAACCCACCCGCCAGCTGGTTCAACAACAACTCCGAAAGGCTTTTGGGCAAGCTGCATCAATTTTGTGCGGTCACTTAATGACATTCCTTTCAGGTCAAATGCGACTTTTGCGCCGTCTTTTTCCCAAAAAGAACTTGTTGACGGAGAAGAACCATCACCGTCCCGGTATTTGTTTAAATCAACACCGACTTGTTTTTTTACAAAAGAAACAATATCGTTGTGCTGTTTTGCATATCTGGAATGGTCTACAAAGCCACTACTTGCCCTTGTAGAACTACCAGAGCCACGTTTACTCATTCTTGGCACTCTCCTTTCTGCGTTTGCGTTCTTCCGCCCACCACATCTGTTCAGCTTCCGTGCCGCCCTTTGCCTTGTACCACTCGGTATAGGTCAGGTCGGATGTGGCCTGCTTTGTCGTGTTGTCCCGCCGCATAGCGTTCTGCCGTGGGTACTTCACAAGCGCCCCGGTCACCTTACAGCGGCAGTGATAAACCATTTCAGGCGCTGCGTTGGGGTCTCCGGGGTACTGTATCTCGTAGCCCTGCACCTTAAAAGGCTCGTCAATGTCGGTGGTCTCCTGATCCAGCAGTCGGTGCATCTCGCGGGTGCGGTAGTCCAGCGTGCAGTTCCAGCGCTTTTGCACCTCAATGCCAAGGGCTTGAGCGTTGCGCAGCTGCTGCATCGTACCGGCGTTCTGTGCGCCAGTCAGGGCTGTGATGGCGTTGTTCATCGCCCAGTGCACTTCTGTGTCTGCCATGCCTTTTACGGCCTGTGTGGCAATGTCATGGACGCTTTTGCCCTGCACGATGCCCTGCATGACGTACCGGTTGAACACCCGGGCGTCGTAGGTCTTGTTACTCTCGCTCTTGATGCGCTTGTTTGGCACAAGCTTGGGGTTTTCCAGCAGCAGCCGCTTGACCGCTTCGGTGTTATACAAGGTCAAATTGAACGCCACACCTGCGGCCTGTTCCAGCTCGTAGAACGCCCAGTTTGCGCCAAGGGCAAAGATATCGTACTGTTCATCCCGCGCCAGTTTGTACGACGTCTGCTGGGCTGTGGTGCACGTCTGGGTGATGTTGTCCAGCTTCTGGTGCATCATCTCGGACTGAAACACCTGATTCCGCAGCCATGTGCGATAGTCGCTCTCGGTGATCTTCCCGGCTTCCAGCTGTGCCCGCTTGTAGGCGTCCAACTTCTGGTAATGCTCCAGAAACTCTGTCAGCTGCTCGGTCATTTCCCGGCGGGCGGTGCCGTACACCCGCAAAATGCGGCGGCGCAGCCTGTTCAGCTGCCGGGTGGAGATGCGGTCAAGGTCGTTAGCTTTCAAATCCATCAGCTACTCTCGAAACGTATTCACCCGCATTTTCGGAAGGAAATGCAAGCTTAAGGCTTCCGGGGATTGGCTCGCTGTCCAGCGGGTAAACGTCCATTTCATTCAATGCCGCCTCGGCTGCTTGGTTTTGGCTCTCGGCATGGACAAGTAAATATCCACGCTGCTCCCACTTAATCGGAACTCGGTAAAGTGCCATCTTCGTTTTCCTCCTCCGTTGTTTCTCTCGCCGCGCTCTCTGCCATCAGCGCGGCCTTGGCCTGTTCCTTCTGCTCCGGGGTCAGGTTGGGCAGCAGGTCAATGGCCATGTCCTGCCCGATGATAGGCGCTTCTGCAATCACCATGTCCACCTGCTCAGCTGTGTTGGTGATCTTGCTGCGGTTGAATGTCGGCATAGCGTTGTCAAAGCCAGCCAGTGCGCAGATCTGCCGGATGAACGGCTTGACCTGCGCCTCGAAGTCGTCTGCGTTCTGGTTCAGCGGTTCATAGGCTGCATCCAGATGGTCGTTGGTGCTGTCCGCGCTGACGCAGTGCACATCCAGACCGCCGAAGTCCTCATACACCCGGGTGTGGAGCAGCTCCAAAAGAGTCTGCCGGGCATTCACGGGAATCTCGGTGGTGTAGGGGGTGATCTTGCCGCCCTCGCTGGTGTCTGCGCCTGCAATGTGGTACAGATTCAGCTTGGTGAGGTACTCCACAAGCTCGTCGTCCGTCATGCCGTTGAAGTTCTCGCACAGCCAGTAGATCTGCGCGCAGTCCTGCAGGTCATTGCAGAAGCCAGACATCACCAGATCGGTGTTGTCGATGTAGGCTTTCAGCCCCACAAGGGTGCTCTGGTGCAGGTCTGAGCCCCACAGCGGCACAATGGGAAGAGCGCTGTAGTTTTCGCCCTCTACGCTTTCTAGTCCGCCGCCGGGTGTGGTGGTGATCACGCTCTTGTACGCCCACTTCGGCGTTGTCTCCTGCATCACATTGCCGATTTTGCTTTCTGTGTACTCGGTAAAGCCGTCCAGCTCGTACAGGATGTAGTGCATATCCGTGTCCGGGTTCAGCCGCCAGAAGCGCACGCCTGCCTGCAAAAGGCCTGTCTTTTCATCGTACAGCGGCGCAAACTCTGTCAGCTTGAAAACCACCAGATGGTCGTTGTTCCAGAATCCGAAACTCTCACCGTGGATCAGGGAGAAATATCCGGCTTTCTGGATCTGCTCGTCGAAACTCTGCCCCAGCCTTTCCTTGTCCACTCCATCGTCCGCAAAGACTACGCCGTTTCCGAGGGAGTAGGTTGCCCGCTGTTTGTTGAGCCGCCGGAAAAGATTGCTCTTGACCATATCGGGGTGTGGGGTGTCTGGCTTGGTGTTTTTGGACAGGCGTTTCAGCATTAAAGCATACGCCTGAGAAAATCGTTCAGCTCCCGGGTTTTTCTGGGCATCGTACAGGTCGGCGTCCAGAGCCATCTTGTAAGGCCCGGAAGCGCAGTGCTGCTGCACAAACCGCCGAATGAAATCAGGCTGTTCCCCGGCGGCTTGTGCCTGCTGGAAGGTCTGGAATGTATATACAGTGCTCAAAATCAATTCCTCAGTTTTACAAGGCGCTTTGTGCGCACGAAATAGCGGATAGCGTCCATGCAGTGGTCGTTGACCTTCAGCACGGTGTCGTCTTTGTCTGGATCCCAAGCGTACACGCCGAACTCTTCCAGCGTGTGCTTGCAGTCTTTGTAGATCTTCAGCCGCCCGGTCTGCAGCATGGTCTGCACGTCCAGAATGCCGCTCAGGACGTCGTTATTTGCGGGGGTCTGGGTAAAGCCGTTCTTGCGCAGCTCTGTAATCAGGGGCAGGGCAGAGGGGTCAACGATTACCCTTTCCGGCTTGATCCCGTTCAGCCACGCCTTGAGGTCTGTGACGTACTCGCCCACGGTCTTTTGCCGCTTCTGTTCGCGGCCGCTGTAGTAGTACTCCCGGGTGACGATCCAGCAGTCTGCATCCGCCTGCTTCTGGAGCAGCAAAAAAACCGTTGCGTTCTGGGTGCCAAAGTCGCACGCCACATAGGCGCTCTTTGGCGAAAGCTCCGGCAGTACGTCAATGACGTGCTTCTTGCGGTCGAACATGTCATATACAAGGCCCTCAGCCACCGTCCACAGTCCCAGAATGTAGCGCTGATAGAAAACGCCGCTGTACTGGCTGCGGTATCTGGCCTTGATGTCCTCGGAAAGTGACAAGTTGTCGTCCATCGTGAAATGGAGATACATCATCTTGCGGGAACGGCATTTCCGCACCCACTCGAGATAAAACCAATGCTGCGGGCTGCCCGGGTTGCAGTTGAACCAGAACTTTGACCCGGTTACAGAGCAACGGGCTGTAGCCTGATTAACGAAGCTCTGCGGCATCAGGGCCACCTCGTCGAAGAATGCCCCGGCAAGGGTAATTCCCTGAATCAGGTCTTGGCTGCTCTCGTCCTTGCCGCCGAAAAAGTAAAACTCGTTAACTTTGCCACCCTTGCTGACGGTCATGCAGTTTTCTGCCCGATGCTCCTTGACGTTGTAACCACGGGCTGCAAGCTGCTGCTTGAGTGTGCCCAGCACGTTGCGCCGGAAGCTGGCGATGGTCTTTCCGCACATGGCAAACTGCTGACCGCTGTAGCAGGTCATAGCCCACTGGACAAAAGAAAAGCTCATGGAAAAGGTCTTGCCTGAGCGAATAGCGCCATCGGCAATAATGCCATTGTAACCGCTGTATGCGCTCTGCGGTGCCCACCAGCTCAAGACCTGCTTTTGCCGCTGGCTGAGGGCTTTCCAGCGAAAACCGTTACTTTTCCGCATTGTCGTCCTCTTCCTCTGGCAGCATCTCCACGTCATCCGGCGGGCCGAGGTCCGCTGCGGCATTCAATGCCTTTATCAAACCATCATCGTGACGTTCTTCCCGCTCCGCTTCTTTCGGCTTATCGCTCCATCCGAAATTGACCTGCAAGCTGAATCTTGCCCCGCCGTTTCCATCGCGATCATAGAGCCGTTCTTCGGCGTATCTCTCGCATCGAAGCTTCGCGCGCGTTATCGTGTCAGAAAACTCAGCCTTTCCTTGATAGTCAATCAAAGATTGCCGAGACTTAAACCCCAATGCTAAAGCCAAGCCAGTGACTGTTTCTGGACGTTCGTCGATTTTTATCACGTTTCCGTATTTGTCCAAAACAGGCTTTCCGGCTTCGTCTTCTAGGACGGTCCCTTCACAGCTTTTGAAAAACTCTTCGATTTTTTTCTCAAGTTCTTCTTTGCTCTCAAAGACGGGCGGTCTGCCTATCCTTTTGTTTTTGCTGTAGGCCACCGCCACCACCTCTCAAAAAATCACTTAAAAGAAATGCCGCCCTTGCGGACGGCAGGATATCAAAATAAGCAGCGCTCCGTACATTCAGTTTTTTTCGGACAACGTAAACGGGTGAAGTGCTGCTGCATCCGGTACTTTCGCCGCCAGATGCCCGGCTATCTGCGCAGCCCCCTCACAGGGTACGCAAATGGCATTCCCGGCAGGGCTCAAACCTGCAGCCTGCGGTTTTGGAGACCGCGGTTCCATCACTTGAACTACGGGAATATAAAAAGCCGCCCTTGGAATCGAACCAGCCGTGCCTACACACACGCGCCGCGCTCCAAACTGCGCTCAGGCGGCATATAACAAAAGAAAAACCAGCACGTTTCCATGCTGGTTCTGTTGACGCACATCCTGCCGGGGGAATTATGGAAACCGGTGTACGGATTATGTGGCCTCCGGTGCGTGCGGAGATTGTGAGGACAGGTAAGGATACCCTGCCACTCTACACGCAGCCACAAGCGGGATGTCAGCCCATGCGTCAGGTGGTCGCTACTTCGGGAGAGTAGCGTGTCGGAGCCGTTAACCGGATTCGAACCGGCACCATCAAGTCTGTATATGCGCATTGGTTAAGTGCGCAGTGATGTCAGAGATGTGTCACCAACGTTGTCCCGCCTTAACTCGGCGGCGCTCTGCCAATTGAGCTATAACGGCATAGAAGCAGCCCGCGAAACGAGAGGAAGAAAAATGCCGGTCAAGCCTTGGGAGGAAAGCATTTTGGGGGGATTCGTTTCGGAGACTGCGTGGCAAGCGTCTCACCGCTTTCGGCGGTTCCGCTTATACCAATTTTAGCACAATGCCTGTGTCATTTGGATATTTGCAGTATGAAGGTGCATTGCAAAAAATCAGGGCGGGTTTTGTGCGGTTTGTGCAACATTGCCGAAGCTGTCCCAAATCTCTGCAAGATAGATGCTGCCCCACTTGATGTAGATGGAGACCTGGTTTTCTTCCGAAAGCCCCAACTCTTCGCAGACCTCGCGCTGCTTTTTGTTCTTGACGTAGTACAGGCACAGGCAGTCAGCCTGTTTTTTGCTGGATTTGCTTGCCGTGATACAGTACGCCCGCCGGGTGGCTTCAATGCGCAGCAGGCACAGGTCTGTTTCCATCTGCTGCAGACGGCGCTGCTCGTCCGTGATATCCGTTGCAGCAAGCCCCACCTTGTCACCGGAACCACCGCCGCCGGGCATCCCGTTCAGGCTTGGGGTGGTCTTTTCAGCAACTTCCCGGATCCGCTGGATCTTCTGCTTTTGTGCTTCAACCGCCGTTGCCATACCCCGGCACTGCTGGAACCACGCCTTGACCGTGTGGTAGTCCACACCGGTGCGCGGCTTTGACTGTTCGCTTTCAGGCGTCCATGACTGAATCATCTCCACACCTCCATCACAAATCAATCACCATCGTCTCGACTTCTTCGACCTTGCCCGGATTGGCTTCCTTGTATACAAAATCATCATTGTTGTATTTTTTCATTGCTTCTTCTGCACTGTCTGCCTCAACATAGGCAAAGCCGGAAAAGTTCACCTTGTATCCGTGGTCTCCAATTGCATACTTGCTCATAAAAAACACTCCATTTCCTCGATCCAGATTTCTGCTCTGGGGTTTTTCTTGTCGTAGTCCACCCGGCTGCCATCGTGCGCGGCAACGATGCGGCTGTTGTCGTCTGCCAGTACACCGGCCTTTACCAGTATGTCGCAGGTGGCTTCAATCAGGTTTGCAAGGTCAACCTTGCGCCGGGTAGCCATGTAGTACACGCACCGCACGTTCACGCGGGCAGAAATAGGCTCAGGCGGGGCGCGAATCTGCCATAGGCATCCGGTCTGGTATTCCTCAAACGCCGCGCTTGGGGCCACAAAGCGCCCGCCTGAGCGGCTTTTTAGGATGCGCGCACTGTTTTTCTTTGTGCGTGGGTCACCGTAAAGGGTCAGGTGCATTTTTTTCTCCCATCAGATCGTCTATGTGCATCTGCACGGCCTTTTCTGGCACATCTTCCCAGCCGATGCCGATATAGTCCAGTACGCGCCCCCAGCCGTACCAGTTGCCGTTTTCGTCCCGGCAGACGTGCTTCATCCAAAACTCCCATTCTTTGGGATTGGTCTCCCGCAAAATGTCAAACCGGTGCGGTCTGCCCTCTATGTGGATGCCAAAACCGCACATGGTACAGCCGGTGCGCTGTGCCTTGGTGGTGTACAGCTTGCCGTCTCTGTCCTTTGCAATCTCGCCGTATTCGGCGGGCACAGGCACATCAAGGTCAAGCGCAAGCTGCAAAATGTCCTGCCGGTCAAAAATGGCAAAGGGTGCGCTGCGGGTGGTTGTCTTACCGAAATAGTTGCAGCCGTGCATTTTCAGGCTTTTCTCACGCCGCCCCCCCTCGCTGGCCATAAGACCCATGTAGGGCACGCTGTCATGCTCCCGCGCCCAGTCGTTGCAGGGCTTTTCCTTGAGGTAGTAGCAGCAGCGGTCGGACACTTTGAACGGCGCGGCCTGATAGCCAAGCGCTGCTCCCTCTGCATCTGCGCCGCCGAACAGTTCAAGCCACTTCTGCGGCAGCTTCATGCGGCTGTTCTTCTGCCAACCTCCGTATTCGCCGGTTTCGCCGGTGATGATCGCATGACGCACTGTGGCGTTTTGCTCGGTCGGGTTTTGCAGCAGCATGATCTTGCCAGCCTTTTCCTTGCTGATGACCGGCCAGCCAAATTCCTGCAAGACCTGCACCTTGCTTTTCAGCGGCTTCAGGAACACGAAGGACGGCGCTTCACCATCGCCCATCCAGTTTTTGTATTCGGATGCCATCTCTGTTGCAATCTGCTTGTGCACCTGCTGTACGCCCTTGCCCTCAAGCGATGAGCAAGACACGCAGGTGACAGGCAGCCCGATGCTCTCCAAAAAGTAATGCAGCGTGATGGAATCCAGACCGCCCACTGACAGATGAACGCCCTTGTCGTGATCCTTAGCCCAGTAATAGAACGCTTCTGCCATTTCCTGTGCGTGCGCAACCTTGCGCTTGTATTCCCACTTCTGCATCGTCTGAAAACGCTCGATGTTTACTAAAGAGCCGTTCTCCTCCATAATTTCCTGTACGGTTTTCATTTTTTACCCCCATTGTTCGGACATTGCCTTTGCCACGCCCGGAAAAGTCTTTGCGCGGTTCCTTGCACGGTCAGTGCTAAACATTCCCTTGTGCTCCTCACCATGCTTATGCGAGTAAGATCCAGACGGGCACCATGTCGCGGTAGGTTCTACGATGTTTGTCGGGTGCAACGGCGGTACACCGCGCTCCCACAGTAACGTTTTCTTGCTGTACGGATGTCCGTACTCGTAGGGCTGGATTGCCTGCGTAGGCTTTGGGTAATCAAAAATCTTGCTTGGGGTAGGATTCTCAATCACCACTTTTTCGCAATCTGCCGCCCACACGGCAAGAAAAAGCGCCTTGCCGCACAATCCCTCATAATACCGGGGAAGATTGAGCTTTCCTCCCTTGTACAGGTGTCTTGCTCCCGCGTTGCTCGTCTTTGTACAGGGGACAAATGCGATAATCATATCCCAGCGGGGCACATCATGCGCGATTCCGTCCATGGTCACGACTTGCCCCCCCTCAATAGCCTTTAGGCAGTCACCGAGAATATGCCATTCTGGATGCCCGCCGGACGGCTCAATCAGGTCGCAGGAGTAGGCTTCGTGGCCTTTTGCTCGGAACGCTTTGCAGACCTCCTGCGATTCCTCGCAGGCAACTAAAACTTTCATTTGTCTCCTCCGTTTTTGCCCAAATACTTTTCTTGCCCTTCTCCCGGTGCTTGTCCTCATAGTCGTAGTGGTAGACCCTGCCGGATACCATCATTTGCCGGTTATAGTCCGTCTCTTTGACGTGTTCTTTGCGCCAAGCGGCAAACTTCGGACAGTGGTCATGACAGGCAGGGTACCGGGCAGGGCAGTCCTTGCAGGTCTTGCACGTCATCTGAGTACCTCCGGCGGCTTAGGCATCGGCATCCAGAACGGAAAATTTTGCGGGTCAACTGCCACAAAATCCCACGGCGAAGCTTGCGCAAATTTTGCATCGGTATAAATTGCAATCACCTTCCCGTATGCGGCATCCTTTTCCGTCGGTGGGTTCTCTGACGTCTTGCGCCAGTGCATCCTGTTTGCAAGGTGGAGCAGCTCCACGGCTTCGTTCATCCGCTGTTCATCTTCACAATGGATGGTTACGTCAAAATCACTGTCGTACATGTGTGCCTTTCCATCTTCGCCAAAGGTCACAAGCAATTCACCCATTTTTTAACCTTCTTTCTTTGCTTTCCGCAGACGTTCCCGGCTGTGCGCCATGCGCTCCGGGGTTAAAATATCATTGCCGGATGGCTGTGCTCTGTCTACGCGTGTTCCTTTTGCCCGGCTGCCGCCGATGGGGCAGAGTTGGTTATACTCCGCAACGGTCTTGCAACCAAGTCCTTCCGCTTCTTCCAGCGCCTTGCGGACATACGCCCAGCTGCCGCCGCCCAGATCCACACACTTGTTCATGATCGCGTACACAAGATCCGCGCCCATGCACTCTATGTATCCGGTCAGTTCTTTTTCGCCGGTCTTGCTCAGCTTGCCGATGTTCTCCCGAAAAAAATCCACCAGAGATTTCGTCGTCCTCGTCCCTATATAGGAGGAGTCATCTTTAGATGACGACGACTTATCTATATCTAATATCTTATCTCTAATATCTGTATGGACATTTTTGTGGACGTCTGTGTGGACATCCTGTGGACATTGTCCACAGTGTTCTGCATCAATTTGACGCTGGTTCGTTCTTTGCAACTTTTTTTGTGCTGCATAATCTGTCTCGCTTCCGACCATTTCAGAGTGGTTTGCAAGCACCAACGTGCCGTCTTTTTCCTGATAAATCAGCCCAAGCTTCGCGTAAAGTCCCAGTGCGACGCACACCGTATCGGCAGAAAACCACTTAGTATCGCGCTGAATCTTGTCCACGTCATACGGAATGATCACTTCACCAATCTGCCGCGAAAGCCTGCCGTTGGTGTTGATAGTCATAAGGCAGAGCATCTGGTACAGCACCACATAGTTTGCGCCGTTTTTCTGCCCCATGAGAAAATCCACCGTGTCAGACCGCATGAAGCTGCCTTTGAGCTTTAGCCAGTAGTATCTTTTCCCTGTAGCCGTATGTATTCACCTCCTTCCGCACGCCCGTATAGCCAGATAGCGCAGCTCTTGAGATGCGTCAGTCTTTGCTTACGTCAATCCCCGTGATTTCCTTGAAAATCGCCGCATCGAAGTTCGGCAAACTGAGGATAACGTTTCGATCATCGGCACTAAGCCCCGCCCACCACTTGCGGGCATTGTCTGCCGTGGCGCGTTCCTTCAAATAACCGCCGGTGGTCTTTGATTCCGGGTGTGCTGCTTTTTCTTCATCGGTCATATCAGACAGATAGACGTACTCAAGCGGGCAATCGTCAATCTGGTTCAGCAAAAGCCTGGCACGGCAGTTAAACCACTGCTCAAATGTCCAGTCAGTAGGCTTGTTGAACATATAGATTTTGGTCGATACCGTATTGAAACAGCCATTGGAAAAGGATGTAGTGTTCCAGTCGCCGCTGTTCCTGTTGCCGCTGTTCCAGTTGCCGCTGTTACAGTCGCCGCTGTTCCTGTCGCCGCTGTTCCTGTTGCCGCTGTTCCTGTCGCCGCTGTTCCTGTTG